GTTGACGGAAAAATTGTATATAGGAAACCAACTAAAATAATACACAAAGATTATTGTGGCAAAATGTATGAATTTAAGTCAAAGGATTTAGCTCTAAAGGTAACAGAAAATCATAAGATGTTAGTTAAGCATAGAAACAGTGGTTGCTATAAAGATATGTTATCACAGTCACTTTTTGCAATGCCTAATGAACAAAGATACAATACTTTGCAGATACCAGTTGCACCTATTCAAGATAAGGCTGATTATCCAATAAGTGACGAGTTGATTAAGCAGTGTGGCTGGTTTATAACAGAGGGTTGGATAAATTTTGATAAGAGATATAATTCAAAAAGATACTGTTTCGGTCAATCAATAAAAAGTTTAAAATATAGTGAAATACAAGCTATGGTTAAAAAATTAGGCTTAAACCCATACATTTATACTCGTAAAGACGGACTAACTTACTGGGTGTACCACAAGAAAGATAATGCCTTATTTGACAGTTTACTTGCTGACGGAATACACAGAATACCTCGAAAATGGTTAAATGATTTTTCATTACGTCAGTTAAGATTGCTCTTAGATACTCTTATGTATGGTGACGGTACAATTACAAGGAACACTTATCATACAGCCAGTTACGATTTAGCTCGTGATTTTCAAGAGTTAGCACACAAATGCGGAATAAAAACCTCTATACGCAAAAGTGGCGAAATGTATAATTGCTATTTAATGCAAGGTGATTGCACACGAATAAAAGAGGTAAATGTAACAGACTATAACGGAAAAGTTTGGTGCGTAAATGTAGACAATGGTTATATAGTTACTCGTAGAAATGACAAAATAGCTGTAACAGGTAATTGTGACAGTTGGGGTTTGGCAGTGTGGGGTTGTATGGACGAAGGTGTAGTAAATGAAACGGAAACAGTGAACAGAGATAGTTTAATGGGTAAGTCAAGAAATGAGCAATCTTTTTATAGAGCTATTTCAGGCTTTACAGCGAGAAGGAGAAGATAATTATGTTAGGTTTTGAGAGAATAAGAAGCGTCTTGAATGGTGACGCTTACTACAATACCCTTTTGAACTTAAAGGGGGATATTGATACAAAGTGGTCTAATAGACTTTCACGAATAAGAACAGCGTGGAACTTTTATGAGGGCTATCATTGGGAAGATATACCCTGTACAGATGACGTAGAACTTTCAGTCAATTATTGTCGTGCTTTTGTAAACAAGTTTGTATCGTTTGAACTTGGTAAAGCGTGGAGCTTTACAACTCACAGTAATATGTCTGATAAGATAATTACAGATGACGGAAGAACTTTGTTTGAGTTTTTGGAAGATGTTTGGGAAGATAACGACCAATATGGACTAAGCATTGAAATGGGACAAACAAAGTCTGTAACAGGTGAAGCGTGGATAAGAGTAAACTATGATAAAGCGGAAGATTTAGATGACCCGTTTGGTGAATACCCTGACGGAAGAATAAGTGTATCAGTTATTCCGACTAACATAGTGTTCCCTGAATTTAACCCACATAATACAAAGCAACTTGATAAGCTGACTATTATGTATGTGTATAAAAAGCAGGTAAAAGTCGGCGTAGGTTTTAAGACACAGGAACAGGAAACATTATTCAGACAGGTTTGGACAAAAGATACCATTGAAACTTTTGACGGTGATGTGAAACGTACAGATAAGAATAAGTATGGTGTTATACCTTTTGTACAAATCAAGAATTTGAGTATTGCAGGTAAGGTTGAAGGTGTTGGCGACCTTGATGATATTATCCCTTTGAATGTGGAATACAATTTAAAGCAGTCAAATGTTTCAGAAATTATCAGTTATCATTCAGCTCCTATTACAGTTGTTTATGGTGCAAAGATAAGCAATATTGAAAAGGGAGCTAATAAAGTATGGGGTGGACTGCCAAAAGACGCTAAGGTAGAAAACCTTGAACAAAAAGGTGACGGTGGTACTGCAAAAGATTACATCACTAACTTAAAACTTGCAATGTGTGAAATTGGCGGCGTACCTGAAACTGTTTTAGGTGGAGCACAGGCAATAAGCAATACAAGTGGTGTAGCACTTCAATATATCAACTTACCATTGATTGAAAAAACCCGAATTAAGAAAATGAACACAGAAACAGGACTTGAAAGAGTTAATAAAATGATTATTTTAGTAGCTTTGTGTGAAGGTATCGTGAAAAAACCCGAAGGAATTACCAACAGAGATTTTTTCCATACGGAAGTTGAGCTTGCCGATACACTTCCGAAAGATACTCTTATTGAATTACAACAAATTCAAATGGAGATGTCTATGGGTATTGAAGATAGATACGGAGCAATGAAACGTATGGGACGTGAAAACATTGAAGAATACATCAAGCGTGTGGACAAGGATAGGGAAGAACACCCTGATATTTATAGCTCTGCTTCAAAAAATAAGAGTGAAAATGGCAATCCGTCATTGAACAGTGGCATAATGAATGGCGAAACCGCCGCAGAACATATGAGAATAGCCTTAAACGGCAAGAATGGTAATGACTAATACAACTACATACCTAAGCAATTAAATCGCTTATAGATAAAAATAACACATATTTTAGAAAAATTTTTTGTAAACTACTTTACAAAATCTACAATGTGTGTTATTTTTATTATGAAACTTAATATTGGAGGTAAAAATTTATGTTTACAAAAAGCAGAAAGAACGCAGAAAAATTTAGTCGTATCATTACTGGACTACTACACAAATCCTTTGCAGATGAAGGTGACGGCAACGGTGGACAAGAACCACCAGCACCACCAGCACCACAAACACCTGCACCAAACCCCTCTCCAACTCCGCAACCGACAGAACCTTCTCAAATAAATTATGAGGAGCTAATTGCGAGAGCAAGAAAGGAAGAAAAGGATAAACTTTACATTCAAATTAAGACTTTAAAGGACGATTTGAAAGAAATGACTAAGCAGAACAACAAGAATTTGTTAGAAGCAGGTACTTTAAAGGCTGAAATTGACAATTTGAAAAATGGCGGCGATAGTGAAGAAGTTACAACCTTGAAGAATAAGATTAAGGAACTTGAAGGCACTATTGAAACATTAAAGCAGCAGTCAACTGATGAAGAAACAATCAGGCAACAAGTTGAGCAAGAATATGAAGTTAAACTTTACAGAACTGAACAACTTGTTAAAGATGAAGTCAAAGACGCTATCTTACCTATGTTTATGGAAACAGTTACAGGTGCTACAAAAGAGGAGATTGACGCTTCGATTGAAAAGGCTAAAGAGCTAACTCAAAAGGCTAAAGAGCAAATGGGTGTAGTAAGCACCCCAACTCCGAAAAAAAATCCTTCGGGTGACACAAAGCCGTCAGTACCAAGTGTAAACCCACAAAATCCAATGAATACGTTTGGGGACACAAGTTTAGAAGATGTGAGAAATCTTGACCCAGCGTCACCAGAATATGCTGAATGGCGTAAGAAAATGGGATTGAGATAAAAATTAAAGGAGGAAATCTTAAAATGTTTAACAAGAAATCTATTTTTAAGAGTTTTATGTCTAAGGCGTTGGCAAAAAACGCAATGAAGGCATATGCAGACTCAAAGGTAACAACAGCAGGTGCTACTGAAAACGGCGGTGTTGTTTTCAGTGACGCTATCAGAACAGTTTATTCAAAGGAAATTGAATTTAAGGCACTACCTGTAATGCGTTTCTTGCAGTTTGCTACAAAGAAAACAGAACTTGGTGTAAATGCAGGTCTTACAATCACTATGCTTACATATGATAACCTAAAGCGTGGCGGTGCATTGAAAGAAATGCAGAATATGACAACACAAGCAATGTCAGGTTCAACAAAGCAAATTACTGTAACAGAATATGGTAATGCAGTAAGTACGACTGAAAAGCTAATTCAGTCATCTTTTGATGATATTATGGCTGAAATGACAACTCTACTTTCTCGTGACTATGCGATTACAGTTGATTGTGAATTGAGAGATACAGCTCTTTCAAACACAAAGAATGTTGTTTACGGCGGTAAGAAAACTACAAGAGCAAGTCTTACAGCAACAGATACTTTGAATGTTGCAACAATTAAGGACGCAGTTGAAATTCTTTCAACAGCAGACGCTCCAAAGTATCAAGGTACAAACTGGATTTGTTTTGTACACCCACATCAGAGCCGTACTCTAAGAGATGACCCAGCTTGGGTAAATGCTTCAAATTATGGTGCACCTATGCAACTATTTACAGGTGAAATCGGCAGAATTGATGATGTAAGATTTAT